CAAGGATTTGACCAAAATCAAGCAAAAGAAATTACTGCTGAAATTGCAAGACAAGCTATGGCTACTCAAGAATTTAATCAGGCTTGGTCATCCACTCTTATGAATATTAAAACATCTGAAGATGCAATGAAGGTTCTTATAACTTCTGTAGAAGCTACAATTAAAACTCTTGGAACTGCAGAAGAAAAAGCAGCAGCTTTTGTTGGAACATATGAAAACTTACTAAGACAATCTGCAGATAATCCAATTCAGTTTGGTATTCAGACAGCTAATTTAATGAATATGGAATCTCTAGACCCAGGAGCATTAAGAATGGGTATTGACCAAGCTCTAGGTAACATGGGTTATGGCTCAGATTCTATTGCTGCTGCTGCATTTGGAAAACTAGATTTAGCTACAGAGTCAGGTCGCAAGTCAGCATCATTATTTATGAGAGCACTTGCCGCTGGAATTGACCCCAAAGACTTAAACCTACCACCAGTAGAACTTGAAGCAAAAGTAAGAATCAATGAAGCTGCAAGACAAGCAAAATTAGATTTGAATAAGCAACTTCAAGACTATATTAAGCAACAAGAAAAAGCAATGGAGCGAGTTAATAAGATGGCAGATAAGAGAATTGCTGCTCTTAATAAAGAAAAAGAAGCCGTTGCAGATGCTCACGAAGGCAGAATGAAACAGCTTGAAGATGAAGCAGAAGCTTTACAGGATAGAGCAGACCTTATTAACGATAATGCTGATGAGTATATTAAACTTCTAGAAAAACAATATAGAGCTGAAGAATATTACAATAGGCAAAGACAAAATTCCCTAGATGGTCTTTCTGCACTTGCCGAAGGAGACCTATTTGGATTTGTTCAGTCTCAGATTAAGCAAGCTTCAGACGCACAACAATTTGGTAGAGAAGAAGCAATTAATCAAATTGAAGAGACTAGAGACAATGCAATTAAGGGAATTGATGCTCAGCTTAAGGCTAACCAAAAAGCAGCAGATGCCGCAGGTGAAGCAGCAGATGCACAGATGGATAATATTGATAAGAAGATTGAAAAGATTAATACCAACAGAAGCAAGGCTCTTCGTGGACTGCAAGGACTTATTGAAAAAGCTCAAGAAATTATTAACATGGAAGTTGGAGAAGCTACATCCGAAGACCTACAACAGCTTGAGGATAAGGCTGGAGAGGTAGCAAAGAATGTACCTCCAAAGATTCAAAAAGCAGTAGAAGCATCATCTGTTGACCTAGTTGAAAACTTTGACAATGCAATTCAAAATGCAGCAGTTACATTAGCAAATGCTTACGGATTAGACCAAAAAGCAGCAGAGCAATTATATGCAGCAATTATTGGTGGCTTTACAGCATCGTCAGGTGCTGGCTCAAATGCTCAAGCAGTCATGCCTCCAGGATTCGGTAGAGGTCTTGAAATTAAGGTAACTGGAATTGGTGCTGTTAATCAATACGATGAAACAGCTCAATCTGGTGGCTTGACAAAGAAGTGGGTAGACTCTGTAGGTGCAGTATCATACTTTGATGTTATGAATAAAAAAGGAAAAGTTGTTGCAAAGAGAGTTTCTACATCTCAATATGTCAATGGAATTCCAGTATCTCAAATTCCTGGATATAACAAGGGTGGAATGATTATGCGATTTAACAGGGGTGCAATTGTTCCAGGAACTGGAAATAGAGATACTGTTCCAGCAATGCTTACTCCAGGAGAGTTTGTAGTTAATAAATCTGCAACTGCAGCAAATCTTCCAGCACTACAAGCAATGAACGCTGGAGGAAGAATTATGGGATATAATATGGGGGGAATGGTTGGACAGCTTCCTTCATACTCAATGCCATCAGGTTCTGGAACATCAGTGATGTCTGTACTAAAGACAAGTGCTGAGGTTAATACAAATAACATAAATATGCCAGTAAATATTTCTGTGACATCAAATGACCCACAGGAAGCAGCAAACTTGGTGGTTAAAGAATTTAGAAGAGTACAGCGTTCAATGGAAAATAGGTATAGGAGTTAATTATGGCACAGGCTAATTTAGATAAAAAGTATCTAAGACCATCTATGATTATTCTCTGTGAAAATGAGCCTATTGCTGGAACTGGCGGTGATGCTGGTAAGTGGGACTTAACTGGTGGTGTCGGAGGTGAATATTTATACCTAACTGACGACAATCGTGATGCAGTTTCAGTCTCACCAAATAGAATTGAATATAAACAAAGAATGCTTAATGGTCGTATGCGTTCTTACTATGTAACAGATAAAAACACTTTTAGCACATCTTGGGACAATATGCCATCTAGAGCAAACAGATACCCAACAGTAGTAGACGGTGTAAATGACCAAATAACATCAGATGGCTTTGGTGCTGGTCAAGATATTAAATCTTGGTATGAGACATATACTGGAGATTTTTGGATGTTATTAGTATATGATGGTGTAAATGACACATCTTCTCCGTCTAATCAAGTAGAAAAATACAATGTTATGTTTGAAGACTTTACATATGATATCTTAAAGCGTGGTCAATTTAATGATTTATGGAGCGTATCTATTAGCTTGGTGGAGGTCTAATGCTAGAGTCAGTAAACCTTGATAAATTTAAAAAGCAAACAACGATAACATCCTCACATAAAGTGTATGCTGAGTGGAATTACAATGACTTCATAATGATTGATGACTATGGTTGCTATACAGACAATCCATACAACGCAGAGTATTCTATTGGACAAAACTATGATAGTGGAAAGTCAAATGTTTTCTTTGGAGGAGAAAGCCTACAGTTTGAGGTAACCGCATCCTCTGGTGCTACCCAAATAACACTTGGAAGTGGTCATGGAGTGCTTGCTGGAATGAGAGCTATTTCTTCAGTTTTGCCAGCAGATACAGTTGTAAGTAGCGTTACATCAACAGCAGTTACTCTTAGTAATGCACTGATATCATCTGCTAGCTCCACAGAATTTTCATTCTATTCATATATTATTGAAGACAATAAAGATAGGCTAAAGTATTCACCATTAATATCAATTTTTGATAGGAATAGACCAGACCCAGGAATTGTTCATTTAACTGCAAACACTAGAAATCCTAATCCAATTATTGATATTGAAAAACTAACTGTTGCTAACTTCGGAGATGCAACTGAGTCAGTTAGAGATGATAGGGTTTATCCGTTATATAAAAACTCTTCATATAGATACTGGAACTCATTAAGAAAAATTCAAGTAAACGACCTACCAACGACAGTTGGCGTTGCAGATGGCTCTGGTAACATTACATACGCAGCTCCATTTGCTGTTTATACAGATTCATTTTATGCAAATAAAATTGTTGTAAAGACACAAAAATATGCTGGATATCCAGTAACATTTAAAATTGAAGTTCTTGAAGATGACGAGACTGAATGGACTGAAGTTTACTCAGCTACAGGCTCACTAGCCTTGTCCAATGGAATCTTGGAAATTTACTATAATGGTACATCTTGGACAACAAATAAGTCATATGTAACATCTTTTATAAATTCTCCATCAAATGCAAAATATATTTATGGTGTTAGATTCTCTGTTACAGAAATGTCTAATGGATATATTCCGTTAGAAGTTATCGAATTATCACCTAGACTAGAGGCTGATATTACAGAATATGTCATGTCATTTGATAAGAACTCAACGCTTAATAATGTTAGCTATGGAATTCCAACAGCTGGAGTAGTTTCCACTACTGGAGGTCTGAAGATATCAAATGTTGACAGAATATTTTCTCAAAGAAACCCAAACTCTATATTGTCTGGACTACTATATCAAGGCACTAAGTTTTCATTCAATCAGATTGTAGACGGAGAAACAATTCCAATTCATACTCTATACGCTGTAAACTGGAATGAGCAGAGCGACTTTACTACGAGCATTGACCTAGAAGACTACTTCTTTTTCTTAAAATCTATGAAAGCTCCAGATGTAGTAATGGCTAATATTAGCGGTGTAGAATCATCAGTTGCAATTCTTATAATGCTAGACAATGTTGGTATTACAAACTATAACTTTAGAAAGAAATCATCAGATTCTACAAAAGATGACTTTGTATTTGAATACTTTTATACTAGCACAAGCTCTACTGTTTCAGAAATTTTGGAAGAGATTTCAAACTCAGCACAGTATTCAATTTATGTAGATGCAAACAATGTCATTCAGGTTGCTACAAAAGAAGTGTTCACAGATTTAGTAGATGCATCAAATACCGACTATTGGTTAGTGGGTTCAGAGTCTTGGACAGAAGCAGACGATGAGTTTAATTATTTAGATGGAGAGTATGTATCAAATATTGTTTCCATTTCAGAAGAAACGGTTCAGCCGATTACTGAAGCAACTGTAACCTATACAGGTAACGGCATTGTTAAAAATCCAAAATCAATAATTAGAAGTAGAGCAATTGAATCTTACTCTGATAATGATACAAACTTACTATACAATGCTTCTCTTGTAGGTAGAGACTTGTCGTATGGAATTTCTAATCTGTGGTCTATCGAATCATCTTCCGATAATCCGCAAGCTAGCTTAATTTGTTTATCATATATATCGGATATTTATGGTCCAGAAAATTTTGATAATGAAATTCCAGATATTCTATACAATGCAAAATCAACGCCGATTCAGGGCAATGACGAAAATGATGTTATTCGTCAGGTATATCAAAATTCTACTGATTCAGAAAAGCAGTACTTTAGAATTTTATTAGATAAAGAATTTGGCACACAGTTTTTAACTAAAAATAAAGCTTCTGGATATGTCCTAGTTGACTCAGAATTAATTAAATATCGTGGACTAGTATTGGATGTATTTGACGACAAAGACCCATCAAACTCAGGAAGAAACATAGTATTTAACGATAATGAATATGGAGAATTAAAAGCATCTATATCTTCTGGCTCTTCAATCTTCTGCGTGGGGCTACTGGTTGACTTAAATTTTGAGGTTCAGGATGTAGAAAACGCCTTAACTTCTGGCTCAAAAGACTATATTTATGTTTCTTCTGGAAGAGGGCAAAAGGGAACAGAAGTAAGATTCCATTATGGAACAACAGAACCAGATATACTAAATAATCCTTTTGTAACTAAACTATTTTCAGATACATACAAAACTGGACTAAAGCCAAAAGGAACAATAGTAGCAAAATCTATTAAGATTGATGACCCTAAAATATATGAAAAAGAAGAAGATAAAAGAGTTTCTTATCCAGGATATCTAAAACTAAGTGGTATTAAGGGTGTTGCAACCAAAGACCAAGTTCCTAAAACAACCAAGTCATCAACTGATGCACCACAGCTTCCAATAGATAATAATGGAGAAAGATTTATTTCTGGATTCTGGAAGTCCGTTAAGTTTGATGTTGAAAGAATTTCTACTAGACTAAGACTATTGGCAAAGCCAAAATCTGAGATGGTAAATGGTGGAGAAAATACAAATGATACAGTAAATAGAGGAATTGCTGGTATTGCATTTAGACTAAAAAATATTAATTCTGGTGGTCTTAAGGGAACTACTGGATATTTTCTAGAAATTGAAGAAGTTGGAAATATTCAAAAATCTCAATTAGAAAATAAAGAATATAACAATTTAAGGCTATATAAAGTTATAAAGAAAAATGGAAAGTTTGAACCTAAATTATTAGGTAGTGCTTTTGTTGCAGTAACAGCATATGCCTCAGAAACCCTTGATGTTGGACAAGCTAACTCAGCTTCGGATGTTGCATCTATAGCTAGTACATCAGACCTATCAATAACTATTGAACAAACAGCAAAGTCTGTTAAGTATGTTGTATTTTGGGAAAATCAAAAGGTGCTGAGTGTTAAAGAGCCTATTAGTAGTGCAATTAACATAGCAAGCAATAAGATTGGACTAATGGCTAGAAGTAACTCTGAGGCAATGTTTGAGTATCTTTTAGCATCATCTGTAAGCAAAAATGGAAACTATCCAGTGTCTACAATATTTACTAAAGGCAGCAGTTTTATGAAGATGCAAGAGGCTGGAGAAAGAGGATTGTTGCCACCTGGAGTATCAAGCCTAGTAACTAGCCCAGATACAAAGTTTTATTTTGAGGATTTTGGAAGGCAATTAAGAGAGGTTGGGAAGTTTAATGTAAACTTTAGCACACCAGCAGTATATGCTCAACTTCTTTCTCTAAAGGAAGTAAATCCAGATTATTATGTTTCAGACTTTTCAGCATCATCCTATGGTGCAGAGTTTTGGGTATTTAATACATCTAACTCAAACATCAACATAACATCACAAAACAACATGCCGTTGTATATAAGCGGTGTAGCAATCAATAGAATTAATCCTGGTCAAACAACCATGTCTAATTATTTACAGAACAGACTTGGAGAAGATAATGAAAGACGAGGATTAGTAGAGAGAAATATGTCTAAATTTGGAAAGAACAATATTTCTGTTGCTGGAGAATATTTAAACTCACTAACACAAGCAGAGAATATTTTGCAGTGGGTGGTTGAAAACTCTACAACGCCAAAAAATGTGCTTAACGCAGACATATTTCCTAACCCACTTTTAGAGCTTGGAGATAAAATTCGTATCTTCTATCCAGATATGCAGTATAATATCTCTAATCAAAAAGATAAAGTTTACTATGTCCACTCTATAAACTATTCAGTTGATGGGTCTGGACCTAAAATGAGCGTTTCTGTTAGGGAGATATAATGGTAAATCCGATTAGTCCAAACCAGGCTGATTACTGGGGGCAATGGTCAAACTCAGTATTTAGTTCTGACCCTGAACAAGAAAAGAAGCTGGCAACATACTTTATATGGCTAAAAGATAATTTTGCTAAACTTACTCCTTCACAAAAGAATGACTATAATATGTTGAAGGTTAGACAAAACTTTTCTATTCTTAAAAACAAGCCATACAATGAACTTAGTCAGCAAGAAAAAAACTTTATGTCCAAATATGGTGTAACTGCAAACTCAACAAGCCCGAATTCAATGGACAAATATATGGAACAAATCGGGCAGTCATCTGCTAATATTAATTTTGTAAGTAGCAAGAGCGAGCTTCCTGTAGTTTCTACATCTAGGACAGGCTCAACATCTTCCCTTACAAAACTTGGGAAAGGCTCAGGATTTAAAAAGTCACAAGATGTTTATAAGTACCAAGATTTTGTTTCTGGAGAGACATCATACTATTATGTTGTAAAGGATATCAATAGATATGATAAAACAGGTGGCTCAACATCCAATATTCTTAACAGATATCAGAACATATCAGAGATTGTTGCTAAAGACCCTAAGCCACCAGTAATTGACCCACCATCAGGTGGAAGTTCTACGATTAAGGCTGGTAAGACAGGACCAGAAAAATACATTAAAGTGTGGCACTCTGAAGACTATAAGGTTACTTATGAAAACGAAGTACTAAGACAGGCTTTAGATATTCTAAATTTGCCAGACCTAGTTCTGTCACAGTATGATTGGCAAACTATAGATTCATTAGCAGATTCAAATGGCTCATCAGTATACGAAAATGGAGAAGTCATATACGAACAATACCAAGAGCCTGAAGTAAAAGTTCAATCAACTATTCCCCCAGAAGTTGCAAATCTTGTGTATAAAGTCCAAGAGAACATATCTCCAATACATGACTCTTTAAATAATTTTATAAGTGACGATGTTACAATTTTGTCTAATTTTGGTTTTCACAAGACAACTAGAGCAGATTTTACAGCACTCTATCCTTCATACAGAAATAATGGAGAGCCAAGATACGACCTTGAGGTAGAGTTTTTAGATGTTGATGGTGTGGCTGGCTACACCTTTTATTTGGTCGAAGAGGATGGTATAATTTAGCATATGGAACTTTCTGGAATTTATAGATTTTATCAAAATGGAGAATTAATCGGTGAAGCTGAAAACAGCATGACCGAAATGGGGCGTATTCTAGCTGTTAAAACAATTATGGGTGCAATTCCTAACTTTGCCACATCAATGGGAGTTGGAGTAAGTAGCACTGCAAATTTAACTGCAGATGCTACAACAAAACTTATACCAGACTATAAGCTTGGACTTATGGTTGCGACAATGCCTGTTATTGGTACAAATATTACATCAACAACGGCATATGACGCTCTTTTATTTAAGGGTAGACTAGCAGACCCACTATACTACAAAATACATGAGATTGGTCTATTCTCTGACCCATTACTTTCTGGTTCAACAGGATATAAGCAGGAGCTAGTTTTAGGATTTGAAAATAACGATAACTTATATGCTACAGGTATTGGATACCTAAATGCCGATGGATATTCAAATACAACATACAGACTAGTTGACAGAACAGATGCAACATACGGTGACTTTTTTAGAATTGGGAGAAAAGCTTTATTATTAGCAGGAACAGCAGAAGTCTATACAGAAAATTCATTTGTTGGTCTCGATGAATATGACCCAACCGATGAACTCACGCTTGGGTTTTATGCAAGCACATCTAGAACAGTTACAGTAAAGTTTTATTCTGGGGCTGGAACTCAAAGCTATGCTTTTGCTGGTTCCGCTGGATACAATGTTGTATCAAAAGCTTTGAATGATATATCAGCTACATCTGGTACATTTGATTGGTCAGATGTAAACAAGGTTGGAATTTCTTCAAGTGGCTCTTATGTAATTGCTGACGGTCTTAGATTTAACAATGTCAACCCTATTGACACAAATAGAGGTATGATTTCTAGAGCAGTGTTGCCAACGCCAATTACTAAACTAGCAAATATCCCAGTAGATATTGAGTACACACTTAGGATTGGATTCAATGGCTAAGCTTGATTTTCGTGGTCTTGTTCCTGGTAAAAGATATAAGATTGTAATTCACCCTGAAACTGTTTACGGAACCATGAAGGCTCTACCTACTATCGACTTTATTGTTCCAGAAGCTCCACCAAGAGCCAGAGGGTTCAGGCTTGACATTAGAACAAGATATAAACCTGTTATTGTTGGATATAGAAATAGAAAGCTTAGAATCTATAAGTATAAGATTACATATAATGCTAATACAGGTAAAAGGCATGTTGTTATTATTACTGGAACTGGAACCTTTAGAAAAAATAAAATTAAAGCTGGAGATAAAATAAAAGTTGCTGCACCATCTGCAATATCAACTGGCACAACTGCAGTAACTGTTTTAAATAGAGAAAATACTCCTAAAAATAGAATTAGGTATTTACATCCAATACAAAATACAAGCACCACTAGTTGGACAACCTATACAACAGATGACTCTCCAAGCATCAGCAACGCCGATAAACCCATTACACATGTTAATGGAGGTTCAGCAATTATTGAAAAAATTCCTTATGTTAGAATTAGAATACCAAAGCCAATATTTCAAAACTTAATGTGGAATGATACAGTTAGAGATTTTGTTCATATTGTATATAGAAAAGGAAATTCCAAAAAGACAATAACTGGTTCTAGAAAATACCTACTAACCGACACAGATGTAAGTCGAGATACCCCAATACAGGATGGAATAAGTGGATTTGACATTGACAATACTACATATCCAAACGGTCATCCACCAGTTTTTGTAAAAGAAATTAGAGATAAAAAGTTTTATCAGTTTGAATTCATTGTTGCAAGATATACAAGAACTCAAAATACTGATGGAAGTTATACTGCTTGGTCTGGAAGTTGGATTGAGCAGAATACACCATTTAATAAAAAATTATCTAAGCCAGCGGGGTGGAAAGCATAATGACAGTATCTACAGAATGGTTTGATGAATTAGACGGAGAAAATCAAGAGTCTGGTTCAATTGATTCCTATATAGATGTTGATGGTGGGGGGATACAATTCAATACAGACCAAATATCATCTGCAAGTTTTGACGGTGGTATTCCAAAATCTGAACCAACAAATGTTGCGGTATCAACCATTGTCCCAGGGGACTATGTGTTTTGGAATCTTACCACAGGGAATCCAGTAACAGTATCACTTGGTGCCGATGTAGATGGAGACATAGACTTTACAGACGATTACGCAGATAATCTATATCTTGTAGTGGATATTGAAATAGATGATACTAATGCTAACCCAGACTCTACCACAATAACAAGATATTTATACTTACAAGATGAAGAAGATATAAAGAGAGTTTCTTCATCAGGTTCATCTACAGTAACAGTAATTAGAGAAGCTAACCTATCTGATTGGGATTCTGGAACTCAAGGCTGGTTGTTAACCGCATCAGGAAATGCTATTTTTAGTAATGTTTTAGTTCGTGGAACTGTTCGTGGTAGTAAGTTTGAAATCTATAGCGATACAACAGACCAGTTGGCAACAAACATTCCTTTAACTGGAAAAATGACATTTAGGTCTATTAATGCTTCAAGCGGAGCACTATCTGACGCTTATATTGAAATTGACAACTCTGACTCAACAATTGGTTCTGCAAATCTAGCAACAGAAGGCGTTTTTAGAATTCTTGGAACAGCACGAGGAATGATGTTAGACCCTAACGAAATTCAGGTGAGTAGCGGTGCAAACGGTAGCAAGCTGTTTCTTCAAAGATGGGGTGGTGGAATTCAAATCGGAGGCACTGGAACTGGAGAGTCGCTATCTGATTTAGACCTATATGGAAATCTAACTGTTAGTGGCTCTTTTTCTCCAGCAAGTATCAGTACTGGTGCTATAACAGCTTCTGGAGCAATTACATTTAATACCGCTGGAACAATTAAATTGGGAAATGACAATGTTAATGTGAACATATCTCAACCATCTGCTACAGGAAGAGCTCTAAATGTTGGCGGAAATGTTAACATTGAAGGAGAACTTTCAGTAGATACTTTAACTGGTATGTCTTCTAATACAATTATTGTAAATGATACATTTTCAGTAAATGGAAGCTTGTTTGCGGACTATGTTGGAGCACCAAGATTTGTAGCAACTACAGCATCAGATGTGTCACATTTTTCTTTAACAAATTCAAATACTGCCTACACAAGCGATGCAATATCTTTAAGAATTAATGATGCTACTGGATATAACTTTATGCAATTTTATAATACTGCTACTGGTGGCAGTGCATATGCAGACTTAAAAATGAGATTCCAAGCAAATGGAGATTTAAGAATAGATGGAACACTTGCCCAAAATGGTGCCGACTACGCAGAATATTTTGAGTGGGAAGATGGAAATCCAGATAACGAAGATAGAGTAGGTCTTTCTGTTTCTTTAATAAATAATAAAATTAAAGTATGTTCAGATGAAGAAACTCCAATAGGAGTTATATCTTATACGGCAACAGTTATTGGAGACTCCGCTTGGAATGCATGGAATAAAAAATACTTAAAGGATGATTTTGGTAGACTAATAGTTGAAAACTATAATGTTATTAAATGGTACGATGAAGATGAAAATGTTGTGTCATATATTGAAAATGAAATACCAGAAGGCATTGCTATTCCAGAAAACTATGAAATTGTTAAAAAATATAAAACAACTTTAAATCCAGAGTTTAATGAAGATGAAAAATATATACCAAGAGAGGATAGACCAGAATGGTCTCCAGTAGGTTTATTTGGTAAAATAAGAATTAAAAAGGGACAAGTCACTGCTCCAACATGGATTAAGTTAAGAGACATTTCAGAAAATGTTGAAGAATGGCTTGTCAAATAAGTTCTAGTATGATATACTTTATCCAAGAGAAATTAGGAGAATAATGGCTACAACACTAGAACTAGTAGTTCAAGAACTACAAAATAGAATTGGTCAAATTACATCTCAGTATGAGACCCAATTAGCCGTACTGAAGGCTCAAGCTACTGAAGCCCTACAAGCTAAAGATGCTGAAATTCAGGAACTAAAGGCTTTACAAACAGAGCCAGCGAAAGGTAAGAGAGACTAATGCCAGTACCTATTCTTAGTGATGGAACACCACTAACATTTGAATGGTTAAATAGCGTTGCTAACGCTATCAATGCCCTTGAGGTAGATAATAAAAACAATTCTAATGTTTTGGTTTCTGGATACATTAAGGATACTGATGTACAAGTTGTTACTGGTAAAATTGATGTATCAGTTTCTGGCACTAAAAAGGGTGTTCAGATTAATAGAACTGGAATTAAGTTTCCAGTAGCGTTTAAGGATAACGATGTGGTGGTAGTTGCCACTGTATCGCATACTCCTACAAATAACAGCACAAAGCCAAACCCTGCAGCAATCTCAATCGGAGCCGTCACAGCAAAGAAGTTTGATGCACATATTCAGGTATTTGATGCTGACAACAATATCAAGAATGAAAAGTTTGAGATAAAATACATTGCAATCGGAAAACGAGCTATCGTATAGATATTTAAATGGTTATGTCTTGGTAGAGTCCAAGCATCCTAAATCTTTCGGCGGCTGGTATTTTCAACACATACTAGTCGCTGAGGCTCATCTCGGTAGACAATTAAAACACTGGGAAACCGTTCATCATATTAATGAGATAAAAGATGACAATAGAATTGAAAACTTATTTGTCTGTTCTCGCAGGGAACACGATAAAGCACATGGAATGAGAAATGTATCATTCGTAAAACTGCATCCAAAGTGGATATCTAGAAACTGTACTACTTGTGACAGAGAGTTTTTTGGTCCACCACATATAATTAAAAAAAAGAAAAAATGTAATTCTCAATGTAAGTTACAGAAAAGGGTTGAAAAAGAATGTTTTTTCTGCTACAATTCGTATTCTGTTCCTGCATACGCAGAGAAGCATTATAAGTATTGCTCAAAAATTTGCCGACTAAGGGCAAAGAATATAGCTTAGAAAGGCTAAGAATGTCAAATGATTTACGGTGGATGATATCGTCCGACCAACAATTTCCTTATCAAGATGATAGGATGATTGAACTATGGTTTAAAGTTATGCAATGGTTTAAGCCACATGTTGTTGATTATCTAGGAGATACTGACGACCAAGCTTGCTACAGCAAGTATACAGAAGGTCGTTCAGCAGAGTTCCTTAAAATGCATAAGGATGAACTTGGAAATGAGATTGTTCCACTTATGCAACACGAAGCAAAGTTAGCCAGAGAGTTTTATGAGCGTACTCGTAAAGCTTTGCCAAAGGCTCAACTATTTTCTGCACTAGGCAACCACGATATTCGTATCTTTGACTATGTTGATGCGAAACTTCCAGATTATGTAGAGGCTGTAACTCCAGAGGCACTTTGGAAACTAGACTCTCTTGGATATGATTATATTTACTATAACGAACTTCCAAAGCATAGGTTTGGAGATATCCATGTTCACCACGGTGTAGCAATTTCACAAAATGCTGGTGAGTCAGTTAAGAAGGATGTTGAAAACTTTGGCGTTTCAATTATTCGTGGTCACTCACATCGTGCAGGTGCAATGTTCCAGACATACGAACTTCGTAATGGTGGAAAGGGAGAGATTCTTCGTGGCTATGAAATTGGTCATATGGCAGACGAAAAGGGTCCAGGAATGGCTTATACAAATGTACATAACTGGCAAAAAGCTTTTGCTGTTGCACATATTGAAAACGGAGATTATCCACATATCCAATTAATTCATGTTAGTCCAGACTATACATGTTATGTGGATGGGAAGAAGTTTAGTGCATAATGAAGCCCCCAAGAAGGTCAGTAAACAATAATCTAAATCTTTTATGCAATAAATGCGGTGGAAGAGTATTTTCTAATAGAGAATATTTATCAGCAGTACACCTAGAACTATCATGCTTTAGCTGTGGAGAATTATGGATTTATCATTATCCACAAAATCATGGAGAGTTTATCCAGTGGCTTCATAATATGGAAATGGAATGGGTAGAGTGGACGACAAACCATTAAGACTAAATAAGAAGAGATTCTTTATAAATGGTCAATTTCATGAAATAGTAAATGTTAATCGTTCTGCTGGAATGATTAGGGCATATAACTATGAAGATAATGCAGTGGTTTCATACAGCATGGCTGACTACAAAAAATTTAAGCAACAGGCTTATACAATCAAGCATGTGTCTTCGTTTATTCAAAGAGATGTAACTGCTATATGGAAAGCTATCGATAGGGGGGATGTCTCTAAGCCATTCTTGCTGCCAACAAATAAAGATGCAGGAAAGGGTAAGTTTGCTTCTGGAAGAGTTGGAATCTACTACTTTTCTGAAGACAACATCTATGAGATAAGAGATTATTTTGCTAATGTTCATAAAGGTAGACCAAGAGCAGATGGTCAGATTACATCGTATAAAGTACCAACAGTAGAAGAACTAGATGCTCTTTTAGGAAAAAGAGAAATGATTTATGTGAAGAATAAGAATGGGGAATTTGTCCCAATTTGGAAGAGAGTTGATTTTTAATGTTTAAGAAAAAAGAAAAAGCTAAAAAAATAGTTGACAAGTCCAGTCACCTAGTGGTATCATCAGATAGTGCATATATTCAGAGTGCAAAAGCTTTGAACGAAGCACTTAAGATTGCTAGGTTTAATAGAGACCTAGAGGCAATAATCGCTATTTCCGATAGGTGGACTCAGTTGGCAAGGTTATTAGAACCTGAAGATGACAGAACTCCTCTTGGATTTACTATGGGTAATGAGGAAAAGAATGAACACAACCACGGTTAAGGTTGGTCTTAAGTTTGTTAAGAACTTAGGCAACTACGAAAGCCTACATGTTGACATTGGCGTTGAGGATTATGTCAGACAAGGAGAATCAGTTGGGGAAGCAACTGAAAGAGTTTATAAGTTTGTTGAAGCAAAGCTAAAAGAAAAAGTAGAAGAAATTTCGGAGGAACTTGGTGACTAAAGACCAGTCTAGTGCAGCATTTGGTATGCTCGCATATTATGCTAATAAGTACAAAACTAGATATGGAAAGGTTTTACCAATAAATAAGTATAAAGAAAAGTGGGCAATGGTCTCACTTATTGAAGACTTCTCCGAAGAGAATGTAGAAAAAGCCATAGATTATTATTTCACTTTAAATAAAGAGGGTCATCCTCTAAATTGGTTTTATAACAACTGCGAAGTTTTAATTAAGACATTGACAGATAAAGAACGAGATGATAGACTTAGGGCTGAAAGAAGAGTAATGACTCAAAAGATTGTTAAGGAAATGGTTGATGACAATTCGTGAAGAAGTAGAAGTATTATCTGCAGTATGTAAGAATAAAGATATCCACATTCTTTTTGAAAACGCAATAGACCCAATGATGAAAAATTGTGGTGATGTTTGGGAATTCATCAAGGATTATTACAATGATACAAAGCAGATTCCAAGTATAGAGATTCTAGAAACTAGATTCAGGGACTTTGAGCCTGTAGAGGTTGGTCCTACTGTTTATCATGTAAATAAACTAAAAGAAGCTTTTCTAGATGAAACACTTAGAAAAACCCTTAGACAGTCTGCAGAGTTATTACAAAACGGAGAGACAAGTAAAGCACTTGACTTTGTAAACGGTGCAGTGTCAAATCTCTCTAGAATAACAGCAAAGGTTCGTGATGTTGAAGTTACAGATGTTGAAGATGCCTTGGCTCATTTTGAAAAGACTCGTGAAGCTGCTAAGAACGGAGACATTGGAATCCGCACCAATATCCCATCGTTCGATGTCTGCCTCCCAATGGGAATCTCAAAAGGACAATTAGGTATTTTGCTAGCCTATCCTGCAATTGGTAAGTCTTGGCTGGCACTATATTTTGCAGTACAGGCTTGGAAAGCTGGTCGTGTGCCAATGATTCTATCGCTTGAAATGACTGAGAATGAAGTACGAAATCGTATCTTTACAGTAATTGGAGATGGAAAGTTTAGCCATAGAGTTATGTCTTCTGGAAAAGTTGACCAAGAAGACTTTAAAGAATGGGCTGACGAAAACCTTGTAGGTAAGTCGCCATTTAAGATTATCTCAGGTGATGGCGAAGGTGCAGTAACGCCAAGTGTTATTAGGGCAAAGATTGACCAGTATAAACCAGACATTGTGTTTATTGACTACTTACAGTTAATGACTGATAATTCTAACACTAATGCAAATGAGACTGTAAAGATTAAGAACTTGTCTAGAGAACTAAAGCTTTTGGCAATTTCAGAACAAGTTCCAATTATTGCTATTGCATCTGCTACACCAGATGATGCAACAGACCTAGAATCTGTCCCACAATTAGGACAGGTAGCATGGTCAAGACAGATTGCCTACGATGCTGACTTTGTTTTAGCAATGGGTAGAAAGCAAAATACAGATGTTCTAGAGTGTGCATTTAGAAAAAATAGGCATGGATTCCTTGGAGACTTTATCCTAGAGGTAGATTTTGACAAGGGAAAGTTTAGAGAGGTAGAAGATTCTAGCTTTTTATAATTTGGCATATGATATAATTGGCATATGAAAATAAAAATATGCCCTAGGTGTAAACTAGAGTTGCCAGTAGATAGCTTTAATAGGTCAAATAGAAGAGATGGATATCAGACTTATTGCAGAGAGTGTCATAATTCTATGCAAAGAGAAAAATATGCAAGTAATCCTATTGAAAAAGTTAAAAGGCAAATAAGAGAGTCAAGAAGAAAAGAAAAAGACCCTCTAGCAAAAAGAAAAGAAGAACTAAAAAGGCTATATGGTATAACTATAGAAGACTATGCAGCAATGTTAGAGTCACAGGGGTATGTGTGTGCGATATGCAAAGAAGAGTGTAAGACTAAAAACTCTTTATCTGTAGACCATGACCATAAAACTGGAAAAGTAAGAGGTCTCCTATGCAATGCTTGCAATAGAGCGATAGGAATGCTAAAGGATAGTCCAGAGGTTCTAAGAAGAGCAGCTGATTATCTGTCAGACCCTAATTTCTAGTCCGATTTGAGGTATAATTGGTGAATGGAGTACGCAACTCACAAAAAGATTCATAATTTTGATTTTAATGGGACTATCCATGATGACAAAGACATTATTCGCTTAAGGGCGAAATATGAAATTATTGCCGAAGAGTACATGAGAAATAAGGGATATATCCCTCATTTAGACCTTGACCCAGTATTTACAATAGAGTATACTACGGCTGGGTACAATTTTAAATATACAAGATATGGAGTATATGTTGGAAAGGCAAAAGCAAGATGCTATCAGGCAGTAGTCGGAACAAGACTAATACCAATGAATCCTATACCCAAGGACAGGTTAAAGAAGTTCTCGCCCAATGCGGTATAACTATAGGCTCAGAGCTTGAGTCTCACTTTTTAATATTTTGTCCGTTTCATAATAACAGACACACACCTGCTTGCGAAGTAGATAAAGAAAAAGGACTGTTTCTTTGTTTCTCCTGTGGAGAGAATGGAACATTGCTAGACTTTGTAATGAAAACTACAAAGCGTTCATACTTTGAAGCAAATAGAATGATTAGCTCTGCAGCAAAGGAGACAGATTTTGCAAAGCAAATTTTTACAGAAACTAACAAGACTAAAGACCTGGAGCCATTCGACTCCGACCTTATCAAACGCCTTCACAACGATTGCCTTAATTCTGACCGCAGCATGGGCTACTTTAATCTTCGGGGGATTTCTAGGAGCGATGTACTTGCTTTTCACTTGGGATATTCAGTAAACCAAGATATGGTAACAGTTCCAGTACAAACAGAAAATGGAATGTATGTTGGATTTGTTGCTCGTTCAATTGAGGGTAAGTCATTCAAGAACTCTACTAACTTACCACGCTCTAAGGTTCTATTTAATCTAAATAGATGTAAGTTCCAAGATATCATTGTGGTAGAGTCATCATTTGATGCAATTAAACTTTATCAGATGGGATTTCCAGCAGTAGCTACTTTAGGAGCAAATATCAGTAGAGAGCAAATAAAACTGCTTGAAAAGTACGCAACTAAGATTATTCTAGCACCAGACTCAGACGATGCTGGGCAGTCTTTTGTAAAGAAGATTACAGATAATATAAAGTCTAGAGATATAAGCATTATTCCTATTCCAGAGGGAAAAAAGGACATAGGGGACATGACTAAAGAAGAAATTTTATCAGCCATGGACAACAAGACACTTGACTTATTGTTCCAACTCTGATATACTTATCCTACACGAACCACCTATAGGTTCAACTATTTAGAAAGAGATGATATAAATGGCAATTGTAAAATCGCTAAAACAAGCACACAAAGAGATTGATGCTCGTGCAGCAGAAGGTCCAAAGGGTCGTTGGCTTAAGCTAGACGATGGACAGAAGGTCAAGCTTCGTTTTGTTAACGAACTTAGTGCCGATTCAAAAAATTATGACGAAAAGCTAGGTCAAGCTATTGTAGTCGCAGAACATACAAATCCAAAAGATTATCGCCGTAAAGCACTTTGCTCTATGGACGATGAAGGTCGTTGCTATGGTTGCGAACAAAATCGTAAAGACCCAAAAGCTGGATGGAAAGCAAAGCTTCGTTTTTACACAAATGTTTATGTGTATGATAATGAAGAAAACTATGTAGCCATTTGGTCACAAGGCGTTGGTCCTAAATCAACAACTACTAACACTATTAGCGACTTTGACGATGAAACTGGTTCTATTACCAATCTCGTTTGGTCACTTCGCAGAAACGGAACTGGAACTTCAACAAACTATGTTTTGATTCCAGGTGCAGTCGATGAAACACCATTTGACTTTAGCGGCGTTGAACCATTTGATTTGATGAAAACCGCTACTCGTCAAGTTGCGTATACCGACCAAGAAGGTTTCTATATGGGTCTAGATGTAGACTCAACCGCCAGCACCTCAGTAGACTGGTAATATTGACAAAGTGGGGGCGGTAGTGTATTCTACCGTCCCACTATCATTGGAGTTTAATGTATCATAATCATCACTCGCATTCATACTATAGTTTGCTTGACGGATTCTCGTCACCACTTGAGCTTATGACTCGTGCAAAAGAACTAGGTATGACAGCATTATCTATTACAGACCATGGAACACTGTCTGGTCACATTGATATGCTTAATGCAGCAAAAGAAACAGGCGTAAAGCCAATCTTAGGTATTGAAGCATACTTTACCAATGACCGTTTCGACAAGCGTAGTCGTAAAGACCGTGAAGCGGAAGACCAAATTTATAACCATTTAATTATTCTTGCTAAAGATGATGCAGGATTACAAAACTTAGGCAAGCTATCAGAAGATGCTTGGAATGATGGTTTCTTTATGAAGCCTCGTATGGACTTTGACATTCTAGAAAAGCATTCAAGCGGTCTTGTTGTGCTATCTGGATGTATGAATGGCATTATTGCAAAAGCAATTGAGAATGACAATATGTCGCTTGCTAAACAATATACAGACTGGTTTAAGCAAGTATTTGGTGAAGACTTTTACATGGAACTGCAGCCACATAATCCTGCAGAACTTAATCATGCATTACTTAAACTTGCAGATGAGATGGGTGTAAAGAGTACCGTTACACTAGACTGCCACTATGCAGACCCTAAAGACCGTATTGCAGAAGAAATTATGCTTATTCTTGGTACGCACCCTAACATTCAAAAGGGTTCTACTTATGAGGGTAGCACAAAGATTAAAGACCTTATGCAGCGACTTGACTATCTTTACGGAGACCGTCAGATGTCATTCTCTGAACTCGATATCTATTTGTCTGGACACAACGATGTTAAAACTAAGATGGAAGCACAAGGGATTGACAGACCAGACCTATATGAAAACTCTGTAGCAATTAGCGATAAAATCGGCTCGTACACAGAAAAGAAAAACCTAGACCTTCTACCAGCCCAATACACAGACCCCCATGCAGAGCTAGAAAAGCTGGCATACTCTGGGCTTGTTCGTAAAGGTCTTGCAGTTAATGAAGAATATAAAAAGCGTTTGTATGATGAACTAGAAATTATTAAAGATAAAAACTTTAGTTCATACTTTCTTGTTGTAGCAGATATGATTAACTGGTCTAAGAGTAATGATATTCTTGTTGGTCCAGGTCGTGGTTCTGCTGCAGGTTCTTTAGTTTGTTATGCTCTTGGCATTACAGAAGTAGACCCAATTAAGTATGGTTTGCTATTCTTCCGATTCATTAACCCCGAGCGTAATGACTTTCCTGATATTGATACAGACTATGAAGACCGCCGTAGAAGTGAAGTCAAGGAGTATCTAACATCTAAGTATGGTCATGTTGCATCTATTGCTACATTTCTTACCTTTAAGGATAAAGGTGTTGTGCGAGATGTTGCTCGTGCTTTCCATGTCCCACTTGGAGAAGTAAATAAGGCACTAAAGCAAGTAGATACTTGGGAAGAGTTTATTACAAGTAAAAGCACAGCAGAGTTTAGACAGAAGTATCCAGAAGTGGTTCAGTATGCAGACAGACTTCGTGGTCGAATTCGTGGCACTGGTATGCATGCTGCAGGTATCGTTACAGCTAAAGATGAGATTTCTCAGTTTGCTCCAATGGAGACTCGTAAAGATACGCAGGGTGATGACCGAATTCCTGTAGTGGCAGTGGATATGGAACAAGCAGCAGACATTGGTTTGATTAAGATTGATGCTCTAGGTCTTAAAACTCTTGCCGTAATTCATGATACGCTAAACAGTATCAAGGATAGAACTGGTAAAGAAATTGACCTAACAGAACTTGACTTGGCAGACCCAGAAGTATATCTAGACCTTACTGCAGGTCACACAAGAGGCGTATTCCAAGCTGAAACCGTACCTTATACAAACCTCTTGATTAAGATGGGTGTATCAAACTTTGATGAACTTGCTGCATCAAATGCTCTTGTTCGTCCAGGAGCTATGAATACAATTGGTGCTGAGTATATTAAGCGTAAGAAGGGTAAGTCTAAAGTAACATATCTTCATCCAATTATTGAAGAGTTTACAAAAGATACCTATGGATGTATTCTTTATCAGGAACAAGTTATGCTTGCCTGTGTAAAACTTGGTGGAATGACTATGGCAGAAGCCGATAAGGTTCGTAAGATTATCGGTAAGAAAAAGGATGCTAGAGAATTTGACAAGTATAAAGATGAGTTCATTAAGGGTGCAAGCAAACACATTGATGCACATGATGCACAAAACCTATGGCACGACTTTGAAGCACACGCAGGTTATTCATTTAACAAGTCTCACGCCGTTGCATATTCTATGCTTTCATATTGGACTGCTTGGCTAAAGCGTTATTACCCTGTAGAGTTTATGCACTCTCTTCTACGAAACGAAAAAGATAAGGACACTCGTACAGAGTATCTAATCGAAGCAAAGCGTATGGGAATTAAGATTCGTTTGCCACATATCAATGAGGGCGGTGTAGACTTCACACTCGAAGGAGATGCAATTAGATTTGGTCTAGGCAATATCAAATATATTTCTGAAAACATTGCTAATGCTATTATTAAGCGTAGACCATATACTTCTTACGAGAATTTTCGCAAGGTAACTCGTGAAAAGGGTTCTGGAATCAATGCTCGTGCCGTTGAGTCTTTAAATAAGATTGGTGGTGCGGCATTTGATGACAACCCTAGAACTGGTAATGAGCATGAACACTATTATGAAATGCTAAATATCCCTGAGTTTGTTAACGACCTTCCACGATGGATGGATGCTTTTATCAAGCCACTGGAAGAATATGAAGAGACTGGCTCATTCTTAGTAATGGCTATGGTTAAATCAATTAAGCGTGGAGATGGCTGGAGTCGTGTAGAACTTGTAGATAAGACAGGTGCTGTAGGCGTATTTGATAAGCAAGATACCACTATTGAAACTGGAAAACAATATATTATCCTTGTAGGAGATAACAGAATGGCAGAATACTGCACTCCAGAGGATATTAAGAAGGCAGACACTCCATTTACCAAGTTTCTTGCAGCGAAGAATCTTAATTTAATCGATGATGAGATGTATGTGGTATCATTTAGTGGTAGAAAAACAAAGAAAGGCGATAAGATGGGAAACATCGTATTTGCCAATAACGATAAAGAATTATTTGCAACTACTGTATTTTCTGGCATGTATTCAAATGCTTTGGTTAACGCAAAGCCAGGAACTCGCTGCAAACCAGTATTGCAAGAAACTAGAACTGGAACATTAACTATTAAGGAGTTTGTACGATGAATGTAAGCTTTGACTTACTAGCAAAAGATTTACACAGAACTGCCCAAGATAAGGGTTTTTGGGAACCAACCAAGCGTATTCAGGAGCAGGATGCATTTGTATTTTATGCAAAGCAGATTGCAATGATTCACTCAGAGGCTACAGAGGTGCTAGAGGCACTTAGAAAGAGCAAGGGTGAGCGAGAAGTGGTAGAAGAACTAGCAGACATTATTGTCCGTGTTCTTGACCTATGGGCAGGTTTAGATGCCAATGGAGTAACAACATCTTCTCTTGAGGAAGTCTTTGTAGAAAAGATTAACAAGAATAGAGAGCGACCATATCTTCATGGTGTCAAAGGATAATATCTCAGGGTACTTCCTAGAAGGCTCTGAGGGAGAATACCTAATGGTAATCAAGAGTCACGATGAAGATTTAATCTTCTCAATAATTAAAAAACTTTCATCAATGAGAAATGATGATATAAGAAAACTAGCAGATATATTGGAGAATCATTTTTATGAGCGAGATAACTATAGAGGACATTCTGTCCAGACTAGACCCGAAAACAAGACAAAGAGTTCAGTCGGCAACAGAAGTCGTAATCGAAAAACAGGCAACACCAAGCCTTAGTCTTAATGTTGGACTTAAAGGTGGATTTGCCTATGGGCGACAGGTTCTTATCTGGGGAAATAAATCTGCAGGTAAATCATCATTCTGTTTGCAAATGATTGCAGAGGCACAGAAAAAAGGAAAGACCTGTGCATGGATTGACGCAGAGCAGTCATATTCCCAAGAGTGGGCAGAAAAGCTAGGTGTAGACTCTAGCAAACTTATTTATTCACCAGTAAAGACTATCAATGACATGGTTGATATTGGTGTGCAACTTATGAACGCAGGTGTTGACCTAGTTGTAGTTGACTCTATTTCAGCACTGCTGCCAGCTATCTATTTTGAAAAAGATGGAGAAGAGCTAAAGCATTTACAAGATACAAAACAGATTGGTGCAGAAGCTAAGGACATGACTCACGCAGTTAAGATGCTTAACTATGCAAATAAGAATACATTATTGGTTCTTATTTCTCAGCAGCGTAATCAGTTTGGCTCTATGCATGCAACACATATCCCAACAGGAGGTATGGCAGTTAAATTCTTTAGTAGCACAATTGTAAAGCTCTGGTCTTCAGAAGCAGAAGCAAACTCTATTAAGGATAAGGTAGCTGTTGGAGATAAACTCATTGAGCAAAAGGTTGGTCGTCCTGTAAACTGGACAATTGACTATAACAAGACTGGTCCACAGTTCATTACAGGTTCGTATGACTTCTATTTTCAAGGAGACCATGTTGGAGTAGACGAGGTTGCAGACTTAGTAGACACTGCTGAAATGATGGGAGTCATTGAGCGTGGTGGTGCTTGGTATACAGTTCTTGGAGAGCGTATTCAGGGTCGTGCAAAAGTAGTTGATATGGTTCGTGAGAACAAAGAAGTATTTGACCAGCTAAAGACTTTGGTGTACGAAAAAGTATGATAGACCCAAAAGAGTTTTTAAATAAAAACAATAATGATATAGAGATAGATGATTCTGTTTCAGTATCTGGAACATTTATTTGTCAAGAGTGCAATGAGACAGTTCGTAGTGCTAGACTAGATGAAGCAAAAAGAAAAATTGTTTGGCAGTGTTCCAGTAACCATTCTTCGGAGGCTAAGCTATGAGCGAGCGTGGAGAAATAAAAAAGATTGGTGCAAAAGCACACAAGAACTCTGGTCGTGGTCAATACCAAAAAGGTGATGCCAGCTGGGAAGAGTTTGTAATTGATATCAAGGAGTATGAAAAGTCATATTCTATTTCACAAGATAACTGGGCAAAGATTGTAACAGATGCCCTTAGAACAGATAAAGAAAAGTCTCCAGCACTTATGGTAGTTCTAGGAGACAAATACAAGACAAGGCTCGCAGTAATTGAGTGGGCTATGCTAGAAGATTTAGTGAGGAGAGCAAATGGAAACGAGTCTTGATTATATTAATAAAATTACAGAATTTAATGACCTTCATGAGTTTATGAATGATGAGGATTTAGATGAAGCATTGGCAATTGTAGTAAAGCTTTTAATGAAGCCAGATGTACCAGCCATGCAAGCAATCTCTCTAATTACTAAACTTCAGGCTATGTCTGCTAAGTTTCAAATTCTAGCGACTTGGTATACTACTGTGGCAAAAGGTCCAAGTGGGTCGGTAAATCATACCAAAAAGAATGTTTATTACACAATGTCTGATACAATAGATAAGCTTGTAGGAGCATTGAAGTACACTACGAAAGTTTATTAGGAGAAATTGTGTCACCAACTAATCATATTAATGCATTAAAGAATCGTAAGAGAGAAACAAAGTTAGACCATAAAAAGCTAATGAAAGAGCTTAAGGTTGCAAGTCTAGAAGGTAAGCAGAGAGATGCTTTTCAAACTAAATATTCATTTTCACCATCTACTGTTGGATATGGATTTGGAACCTGTCCTAGATACTGGCAATTTGCGTTTAATGGTGTAGAGTTTAAAGATTCATTTACAGCCGAAGGTATGGCTGCAATGGAGAACGGAACGGCAAGCCATGACCGTATTCAAAAGGCTCTTAAACGAGTTACAAAGGTTGGAACTGTAAAAGAGGTAGAAAGAGAACTAAAGCTCTCTGACCCACCTGTTCGTGGCTTTATCGATGTCGTAATGGATGTTGACGGAGAAGAAATTATTGGTGAGATTAAGACTATTAAATCTGAGCAATATGACCTTCGTAAAATGACAGAGACACCATCGGATTCTCACCTTGTGCAGATTCTTATTTACATGAAGGGTACAGGAGCACAAGAAGGTTTCTTCCTTTATGAGAATAAGAATACACATGAGATTGCTACATTCCCTGTACTTATGACAGAAGATAATCAAGAGTACGCAGACTACATCTTTGACTGGATGCGTGAAGTCCGTCAGGCGTGGGTTGATAAAAAGAATGTAAAGCGTGGCTATACAAAGAGTTCTTATCAGTGTAAGTATTGCCCTATCTTTGAGGCTTGTCAAGAAGCACCAGATGGTCGTACTAAAATTGAGCCACTTCAGGTAAGGAAGCTATGAAAAAGTGTGCTGAATGTGGACAAGATTTTGAGTTCAAAACTCATAATCAAAAATATTGCTCCAACCAATGTTGCCGTATTGCAACTAATAAAAGGATAATGGAGAAATATTATCAAAAAAGAGAAAGACTTTCTGGTAAAGAAAGAAGATGTGATAAGTGCGAAAGCATTTTAAGCAAGTATAACGCTAACGAAGTATGTGCAAAATGTGAATCAGAGTTAGTAAAGTATGACACAGTAAAAGCGATTGGAGATATAAGAAATGTCATTGTCGGAATTGAAAAAGGTAAACGCAAAAAGAATTCTGGGAATTGACGCATCAACAGCTTCAGTTGCTTTTTGCTTAATAGATAATGGAAAGATTGTTAATATTGGAAAGCTTCCTATTTATGGAGAAACCATATACGAGAAAATTAAGGATGCTGGAACAAAAGCTAAAGCAATTAAAAAAATTACATCTCCAGACTATATTGCGGTAGAACAGGCAATTATGGTAAAATCTGCAGATGCTGGACTAAAGATTGCAATGATTGTTGGTGCCTTATTAACAAATCTTTTAGATAAGAAAACACAAGTAGTAACGCTGACACCTATTCAGTGGCAGTCTTATATAGGCAATAACAACTTTACTAAAGCTATGAAAGAAGAAGTAAAGTTAAAATATCCAGGCAAAGGCGAAGCTTTTATCAAGGCTCGTATTCGTGAAATTCGTAAGCAAAAGACTATGGATTTCTTTAAGAAGTTTGGTGTAGAAACCGATGATAACGATATCGGGGATGCTATGGGAATTGCCTATTATGCATATAAAGAGAAAGTAAAGTAGTGAAACTATACGAATCAAAAACTTGGCTGCATAAAAGATATGTAGTTGAAAGAAAAGGTATCAAGGAGATGGCAGAAGAGGCTGGCGTTAGCCACATGACCATACAAAGAGCACTTGAAAAGCATAACCTTATTAGAAATCAGAGAACATGGAAAAGATAAAAATAAATCTTACAGGCTCGACAATGTATTCAGATTACTCTGCTGGTGATTCTGGATATTCTACTGCAAGCCATAGGATATATGAAACACTAGAGCAGTCTGGATTTGAGATGTCTAGACTAGACCACATGGCTGACATCAATATTTCGTTTGCAGTTCCATACCATCATATTATGCTAGCTAATTGTTATAACATATTGTATTCTGCTCACGAGACTACGGAAATATCAAAAGATTGGGCTTGGTGCTTGAATAAAGGTGATGAAATCTGGGCAACATCTTCTTGGACAGCTAAGGCATTTGCTAAAATAGTAGATAAACCAGTTCGTGTTGTTCCCCATGGAATCGGTGGAAGATTTGTTCCAGCAAAAAGAAAAGACAATGGAGTTTTTGCATTTCTTCATATTGGAGAGCCTTATATTCGTAAAGGTGGACAGGTAACTGTAGAGGCTTTTATTGAAGAGTTTGGTGAACGAGAAGATGTAATGCTTATTATCAAGGCATATCCGCAGGGTCACACAGTTCTTGTTGACGATGGTAATGGGAAAATGCTGCCACCAGAAAGACTATACAAGAATATTAAAGTTATAAAAGACTCTTTAAGTTTTTCAGATTATTTAAAACTCTTACACAATACACACTGTTTAGTATATCCTTCATGGGGTGAAGGATTTGGAATGATTCCATTAGAATGTATGGGTACAGGAATGCCAGTAATTTCTAGCTGGGAATGGGCTGAGTACAAAGACCTAATCAAACATAAAATAGATAGTGATATTGTTCCAGTTCCAAGCAACATGCCACAATACTTAAAGGATACATATTTTGGAACAATATATCAGCCACAAAAAGAGTCTATTAAAAAGCTCATGAGGGAAGTTTATGAGAATAGAGAAAAAGAGTTTATTGAAAGTGCTAATTTAGCAATTAAGGTACATAAAGAATGGAATTGGGAAGATGTACTGGAAAAATACGCAATTCCAAGACTTAAGGAAATAGCAGAGGGAATGAAATGAAAGAATACATACACAGAGACTGGATTTCTGACACATATTACGAACCATATATGACAAACAAATTAAGGAATAAACCTATGAACGAGACACAAGAAGTTATTGCAATAGTTTGCGATGAAATTAAAGACTTTTTAATTGGTAAAAATAAGGCTTATGGAAACTCAGCCCTAGAACCACTAAGAATTCTATCAAAGTCAGATACGGAAGAGCAGTTAAATGTCCGTATTGACGACAAATTATCAAGGTTAATGAGGGGTACATCCTATGACGGAGATAACGATATTGACGACCTAATTGGATATCTTATTCTAAAAAAGGTCTACCGAAAGTTACAAGGATAGGGTATAATAGGACTATGCCTACTTATCAGTATACATGTATAGAGTGTGATATATCTAAAGACCTAGCCAGGTCTGTAGATGAAAGAGATGACGCTGTTATTTGCGAAAAGTGTGGATATACAATGTCTAGGTCTTTTACAACCCCCCAAATTCAATTTAAGGGTTCTGGATTTTATAGTACAGGTGGATAATGGCTAGAAGAAAACAATATAAAAGTGTTCAAGAAGAAAACCCATTCTGGAATATAAGCTATCAACACCAGCATGGCAGAGATACTATTCTCCCAGGAATGCAAATCAAGATTAAGGGAGAAAGAGGAGTATTTATATTCCAAAGGGTTGTCTACCACACAGAAAAAGATGTCACATGGGTTGACTGCTATAACTCTGGTGGATATAGAGCGTTTTATATTGACAGACTCAAAGGCTTGGTAAAAGTTAGAAAGAAGCGTGTAAAGAAAGATGTCTGATTTAGAATTAGCAGACCATTGGGAAAGAATTAACAGAGTTGTTAATGAGTTTCTTAAAGGAAATACTGACCCTACAAAAATTGCAAAGATTACTGGCTTTACTCGTAAAGATGTAATTGAGTATTTGAATGAATGGCGTGGAGTTGTTCAGTCTGATAGACAAGTTCAAATGCGAGCAAGAGAAGCATTGAGTGGTGCAGATGCTCATTATTCAATGTTAATTAAAGAAGCTTGGGACATTATCCAAGAGGCAACAAACACACAAAACTTAGCACAGCGTACTGCTGCAGTTAAACTTGTAGCCGATATTCAACAAAAACAAATTGATATGCTACAAAAAGCTGGCGTACTTGAAAATAACGAAATGGCTGAAAAGATTATTGCAACAGAAGAAAAGCAGCAACTTCTAGCAGATATTATCAAAGATGTTGTATCTCAGTGCGATACATGCAAGCCAAAGGTTATGGCTAGACTTAGTGAAGTAACAGATAAAGCAGAGGCATTCTAATGTTTGATGACATTATTGACATGCTAGGTGGTGAGGACTTTGAAGAAAGACCAGTAACTATTGAAGAGTTTGTAACTAGCAAAGATTACCTTGGACTACCACCACTATCAGAATATCAATATACATCTATTCGTGCAATGTCACAAATCTATAAAAAAGAAACCTTAATTCATCTTTATGGAGAAGAAGAAGGTTCTAAGAGATGGAAGCAGACCATGAACGAGGTTATTCTTCAGTTGGGTAAAGGTTCTGGTAAAGACTATATGTCTACTATTGCTGTTTCCTATATGGTTTATCTTTTGCTATGCCTAAGAGACCCTGCAAGATATTATGGAAAGCCACCAGGGGATTCAATTGATATCATTAATATTGCTATTAACGCAGAACAGGCAAAGAATGTTTTCTTTGATAACTTTAAAAAGCGTATTGAAAATAGCCCTTGGTTTGCTGGAAAATATGACCCTAAAGCACAGATGATTAAGTTTGATAAGTCTATTAACTGTCACTCTGGTCACTCAGAAAGAGAAGCTTTTGAGGGATACAATGTTATTGCAATCATCCTTGACGAGATTTCTGGTTTCGCTACTGAAAATACTACAGGTCACGACCAAGCAAAAACTGCTGGAGCTATCTATGATATGTATCGTGCATCAGTAGACTCTCGTTTTCCAGACTTTGGTAAAGTAATTCTTCTTTCATTTCCCCGCTATAAGAATGACTACATTCAAACAAGATACAATGCTGTAGTTGCAGATAAAGAAGTTATGATTAGAGAGCACGAATTTCTGATTGATGAAGAGGGAGACCCATTTGACCCCAATAATAGATTTACAATTCAATGGGAAGAAGACCATATTAATGCATATGCAGTGCCAAAGGTATTTGCTTTGCGTAGACCAACCTGGGAAGTAAACCCAACAAGAAAGATTGAAGACTTTAAGATTCAGTTCTTAACAAATAGACTAGATGCACTATCTAGATTTGCGTGTATGCCACCAGATGCAGTAGATGCTTTTTTCCCTTCAAAGGAGAAGATTGAGGTCTGCTTTAACCAGACACAGATTGCACTTGATGACGGTGGAAGGTTTGCAGAGTGGTTTGTACCAGATGACAATAAGCAATACTTTATGCATGTTGACTTAGCCCAAAAGCATGACCATTGTGCAGTAGCACTAGCACATGTTGAGAAATGGGTAAAAACTCATACAATAAATGATATAGATATTGTAGTTCCTATTGTTGTAGTAGATGTAGTTCGTTGGTGGACTCCAACAGCAGATAATCCTGTAAACTTTACAGATGTTAAAAACTACATTCTAGATGTTAGAAATCGTGGATTTAGAGTTAAGAAAGTAACCTTTGACAGATGGAACTCGTTTGACATTATGAATGAGCTAAAAGCTTACGGAATCAATACTGAAACCCTATCTGTTGCAAAAAAGCACTACGAGGATATGAAAATGTTAGTTTCTGAAGAAAGAATTGTTGGTCCAGCCATTCAATTACTAAGAGACGAGCTTGTTCAATTAAGAATTGTAAGAGATAAAGTAGACCATCCAAGAAAAGGTTCTAAAGACTTATCGGATGCTGTTTGTGGAGCAATATACAATGCTATTTCTGGAACTCCAAAAGACATGGGAGTGCGTGAAGTTGAAATTCATACATATGCTTCGCTAGGTAGAGATGAAAGAAGAGAGCAAGAAGATAATGTTATCTATGCACCTAAAAGGAATATGCCAGATAACATGAAAGATTACTTAATTAATATCGGAATGATATAGGAGGGCATATGGAAGACGATTTTGAAATTAGTCAGGAAGAAATAGCTGAAATGTTTAGGTTGTTTGTAGATGAAGGATATTTAATTGTAGTTGGATATACACCAGATGGAAATCCACTATATAGATTTTCAGACGAGCTTTTAACAATGCCAGAATTCTATGAGATTCATGAACAAATCGTAAATGATACGCTATTTGGTATCTGGAATAAAGGATTTATTGAGATGAATCCAATAAATGAAGAAGGTGACTGGAACATCAGCCTGAACGAGAATAGCCTTGACCACATAAAGGCAAAAGAAGAGCTTGAAGAAGATGAATTTGTCCTATTCATACAGATATTTAATGATTTAAGTAAAAAAGAAGGGTATAATTAACCTATGGCACACATTAAAGAAGGCGACTATGTAATGGGCAGAACTGCTGCTGGAGTAGTTCATGGTCGTGTAGAACACATTATGATTGAGGGTGGAACTCTCGGAACTCCAGGAGATAGATATGCACTTGAGTCTATGCCACCAGAAAATCCAGCAATGTCAGTTAGAATTTACATGGAAGAAGAAGGCGGTCAGTGGATGCCTACCCCATTCAGCATTGGCATGATGCATTCTGATGCCGAAAGACTAGAGACCCTTGAAGGTCATTCTATGGAAAATATGGATGATGATGAAGACGACATGGAAGACTGGGAAAAGTATGATGAAATGTATAAGGCAGATATTAATCTTCGTCCAACCGATGGCATGAAGGCTGCTGCTCGTAGAGCGTTAGCATGGAAAGCAGAAGGAAAGCGTGGAGGAACAAGAGTTGGTCTTGCTCGTGCAAATCAAATTGTAAATGGAACTAATCTTACTCCATCTACAGTTGCAAGAATGTACTCTTTCTTTTCTCGTCACGAAGTAGATAAGCAAGCCACTGGATTTAATTCTGGTGAAGAAGGTTTTCCAAGTCCAGGTAGAGTTGCTTGGGACTTATGGGGTGGAGATGCAGGATTTTCTTGGTCTCGCACTAAATGGAACCAGATTAAAAACATGAAGAAATGGTCTGGCTCAGCGTTTGATTTAAGGAAGTGGAAGTAGTGGAAAAAAGAGATTATTCAGCATCACAAAGACGCAGAATGGCTGCCAATGGGCAAGCAATGAAAGATGGCTCATTTCCAATTGCAGATGAAGCAGACCTTCAAAACGCCATACAGTCTGTCGGTAGAGCTGGAAATTATGCTGCAGCAAAGCGTCATATTATTCGTAGAGCTAGAGCACTAGGTCTAGTTGAAATGCTTCCAGAAGAATGGAAAAAGACAGAAAAAGCAATGGGGTATTTGTCCGATACTCGTTTTGAAAAACACTTGACAACTGACTAATATTGTTATATACTTATCCTTATGACAGAGACAGTAGAGACACAAGAAACAGTTAAACAGCGACAAACAACAACGGCTGACCGTTGTGACGCATGCAATGCAGAAGCATTTGTATGGGTAAATGGTATTAATGGTGACCTATTTTTCTGTGGTCATCATTTCACTAAAAGCGAATCTAAGATTCGTGAATATGCTTTTGAAATTATTGATGATAGAGAATTCATTAACGCAAAACCTTCACCTGCAGCTAACTAAAAATTGCCCCCTTAGCTCAGCGGATTCAGAGCGAATGGCTTCTACCCATTAGGTCGCAGGTTCGAATCCTGCAGGGGGTGCTAATGTAAATACTCATTGTGATAAAATCACAATCTAAGCCCCCATGGTCTAGCGGTCATGACGCTTCCCTCTCACGGAAGAAACCACGAGTTCGAATCTCGTTGGGGGTGCTGATAGCCAAGCTATCAAATCTAATTAGAAGAGGTAAAAAATATATGGCTAAGAAACCAGCGGAACTTGGCACTGCCGAAAAGTTTGTAGAGGTTGCTCTCAAAGAAGTCGGCGTTGTTGAAGGTCCAAAAGATAATCAAACCAAGTACGGTGCTTTTACAGGTGCTAACTTTGTTGCATGGTGTGGTTCATTTGTAATCTGGTGTGCAAATCAAGCAGGATTTAAGCTTCCTGGTGATAAGGCAACAATCTACACACCAAATGGAGCAGCAGCATTTCAAAAGGCAAAGTCATGGTTTGATGCAAAAGATGCAAAACCACAACCAGGAGATGTCGCTTATTTCAATTTTCCTGGAGATGGTGTCGAGCGAATTTCGCATGTCGGTATTGTTATTAAAGACAATGGCGATGGAACTGTGACAACCGTTGAAGGTAATACTGCTGGTGTTACTGGAGACCAAAGAAATGGTGGCATGGTTCTTAAGAAAGTTCGTGGATACAAGAAGAATAAGGGCAATGTAATGATTAGCATTGTTGGCTTTGGTCGTCCAAAGTTTCCAGGTCCTGAAAAGGCTCTTAAGCCAAAGGCTGAAAAACCACATGACCCAGCGGCATATCCAAATGACCCAATCCAGCCAGGTGAGGTCGGAGAGTATATCAAGGTTATTCAAAAGGCTGTTGGTCTAACTGGAAAAGCAGTAGATGGTCAGTATGGTCCAGTAACTAAAAAGGCAGTTATTGCTTGGCAAAAAGCAAATACAAAATTTGGTGCTGCTGATGGAATTGTTGGTCCAAAAACATTTGCAGAGTTTAAAAAACTTGCAGCAAAAGTCAAGTAGCTATTGACATTTCGTTCTCCATAGGGTATATTTATCCTATGGAGTTCGCCTCTTTAACATAATGGTAGTGTAGTGCTCTTGTAAAGCACAAGTGTTGGTTCGATTCCAACAAGAGGCTCAAACAAGTTCTTGACGAAGAACTTGGGACATGGCAGAACGAAGTCCCTTGTCTAGATGGGGCGAGAATTGCACAGGTCTGAGATTAGCGTCTCAACTCTTAGCGGAGTAAAGGTCTGGTAGGATTAAGGCGGTACTTAAATGGTATCTAGACTTCTCCTTGGTGGTAATAGACAATCCACCTGTCCATTTTTGGAGTGTAGCTCAATGGCAGAGCAGCCGATTGTTAATCGGCGGGTTAGAGGTTCGAATCCTCTCATTCCAGCGAGGGTGGCGGATATCTTAGGATGGTGTAGTTACTTATTCCGATATCCCGACATTCGCAGAGTCTTGGTCTGCGACAGCGTAATAGGCTGATTCCGTTACGCTATTTGGTGCAGTTGGATATTTTGCATCCGTCACCCTCCTTATATAAGGAGTTTTATGAATAAGCAAGAATTATTAGATTCAGTGAAAGATAAAAAGGCTATCCTAGATTTCTGGGCTGAATGGTGTGGACCATGTAAGATGGTTGCCCCAGTTTTACAGGAATTAGCAGATGAGCACAATCTAGAACTAATTAAAATCAATGTAGATGAAGAGCCAGAACTAGCAGGTGAGTTTGGAATTACTTCTATTCCAGTCATAATGTTGGTTGAAAATGGACAGGTAAACAAGCAAATCATAGGTGCTAAGCCCAAGTATGCACTCGCAAAAGACCTCGATTTGTGATAAAATAGACTATGCCTTGGGATATAAAAAGGAACTATGGTGGGTGCAAAGGATATGCGGTTGTTAAAGAAAACGGTGAAGTTGTTGGGTGTCATAGCACCCGCAGTGCTGCTATTGCTCAGCAAAGGGCGTTATACGCTGCTGAGCCAGAAGCTTCAAAATTCTGGGGAGGAAAATTCTTTGCCAGAAAAAACCGTCAGTTGCCTAAACGAGATGCATAGTATTTGTGATACATCGTTTTCTTTTATTCTTTGCAAATGTGAATGTCATTGGAGTGAAGATTAATGGCAAGTAATCGTAAGTTTAATGTTCCTGTAAACCTATTGAACCTAGCATCTGACCCTGCATCTGCCGATGAAGGTGATATTTATTATAATACTGCTAGCGATGTTATTAGGCTTTATGCAAATGGTTCTTGGACTACTGTTGGTGGTGCAGGTGGTTCTGCATCAGATTCTTTTAAAACAATTTCAGTATCTGGACAAGACAGTGTAGTTGCAGATTCATCTACTGACACACTTACGCTTGTTGCTGGCACAAATGTTTCTATAACTACAGATGCTACAACAGACTCAATTACTATTAATTCCGCAGGTAACTATACCAATGTGGATTCAATTACATATCCAGACTATATTACTTTTGATACTACTCCAGAGGCATCATCTACTGCTACTGGCACAATGTATTGGGACTCTGGCGATGGTCTTCCAAAAGTTATTCTTAATCCAAATGTTGAAATTGGTGTTGGACAAACACAGGTTGCTCTTGTAAAAAATGCAACAGGCTCCGCTATTGATAAGGGTAAAGTTGTTTATATTAATGGAGCACAGGGTCAAAGACCGACTATCGCCCTCGCCGATGCTGATGCTGAAACTACATCCTCAAAAACTCTAGGTCTTACATCAGAATCAATTGCCGATGGAGCAGAAGGATTCGTAACTACATTTGGTGTTCTTCGTGGAGTTGATACATTTGGTCTTACAGAGGGTTCTGCACTTTGGCTATCATCTACTGCTGGTGGATATCAAACATCTATTCCAGCAGAACCTGCACATCTAGTATTTGTTGGATATGTAGTAAAAGCTCATGCAACTGCTGGAGAAATTTTTGTTAATGTTCAAAATGGATATGAACTTAATGAACTTCATGGAGTTCAAATTGAAACAGAAGATGATATTTTAGATAATGAAGTTCTTGCTTGGGACGATGCTTCTGGGCTTTGGAAAAATCAAACCGCATCTGAAGCTGGTCTTGCAGTAACATCTGGAACTCTTGCACAATTTGCATCTACCACATCCTCACAACTAGCAGGAGTAGTTTCCGATGAAACTGGAACAGGCTCTCTTGTCTTTGCAACAAACCCAACATTTTCTACTAAGATTACAATTGATAGTGCTCACAACAATAGCATTGAAATTGGAAGAACAGATGGTACATCTTCAACCCCATTTTTAGACTTCCACTCTGGAGCAACTGCAGTGGATTATGACTCTAGAATTCTAGCATCTGGTGGAACAGGCTCAATTGGTGGAGGAACACTTTCAATAACTGCTGCTACATTGAACACTAGTGGAGATTTTAATATTAATGGTAGCAGTGTTGGTTCTGCTTCATCGACATTTAATTTGCTAAATACTGGTGTTACTATACTAAACATTGGTGGTGCTGCTACTGCAATTTCAATTGGTGCTGGTACAGGAACTACAACATTTAACCATAGTATTCAACTTAATGGAAATCTAACTTTAGGAACATCCGATGTTTTAGTATTCGAA